AGTCCGCGTACATGTCATAGTATTTTTGCGGATCGTACCCCTCCACGTCGCTGAAGGGGTCAAACTTCACCGCATACGTACAGTCGCAGTTGGCGTGCACGTGCTCCGCGTGGTCGCCCTTCATGGCCGCCCGGCTGGCCCGCTGCCAGCCGTTGGAAGCTAAGGTAATGCAGAAGGCGCAGGTGTCGCCCCGGGGGATCCACGCCCACCATGCCTTATCCCGGATGGCGTTCTGCATGGTGGTGTCCACGCCGGCCAGCCGCGACAGGCGCCCGATGGCGTCCGGCGTGATAAGCCCGTCAGGACTCTGTCCCAGCGTACCTACCACCGCTCTGGCGGTCTCCTCCATGGTGGCGGTGGCTGCCGGCACGGCAGGGGGCAGGACCACGCCGCTCAGCTCCGCCAGCGCGTCGTACATCTCCGCGGCCAGAGATCCGGCGGCCTCGCCGTACCTGGTGGCCAGGCCGTAGGCGTACCGAATCAGCAGCTGCCGGCCCTCGTAGGTGGAATAGTCCACCGCCTCCATGTACCGGCGCATCTCCGCCGCGGCCCGGTCGGAGATCTCCCGCAGGGCCTTGATATATCGGCTCCAGGCTTTATCGCTGATCGTCACGACAGACCCAGCTCCTCAAGGATGGCGCTGCCCCGCGCCCGCTGCTCCTGGGCCCGGATCCGGCGGATGTCCGCCTGGCTGAAGCCCAGCATTTCCAGGAACACGTCCGTGGCCGCGAAGCTCTGCCGCGCTCCGGCGATCTTCACCGCCGCGTCAGCCGTGGCGGCCACGCTGGGCATGCTGGGGTTTTTGAAGTGGGCAACAATGGCCGTCTGGCTCTCGTCCAGCGCCTCCATGGTGGTGTTATTGGCAATGGCCTGGGCCATCAGAGCGATGGTCCGCAGCGCCTCGCCGTTGCCGGCGTTCAGCTGCTCCGCCGTGGCCACCAGCGTCTGGTTCTGCGCCGTAATGGCGTCCGCGCTGGTGGGGTTGGCGTCGTTCACCACGCCCGTGTCCGTCACGCTCAGACCCGTGGCCGCGCCGAACTGCGCGCTGAGCAGCTTCAGCATGTCCACGTGGGGCTGGATGTTGCCCTGCACCAGCTGGCCGAAGCTGGGCTTCTCGCCCGTGTCCGGGTTGCTGGTGGCGGTCAGTATGGAGCCCACGTACTGCCGGAATTTATCGTTCACCACCGCGTCGAACTGCTCGTCGGTCACGCCCAGCAGATACTTCTGCGGACTTGTGGAAAACTCCAAACCGATGGTCGCGTTGGCGATGGTCCGCACATAGCCCTGGATCAGCCGCCGTACCGGGTCCTTGATCCTGGACCTGCCGAAAGGCTTGTCGCTGGTGGCGTTCCAGATCAGCGGCTCCATCAGCGGCCGGCCCATCCGGTGGGGATACCGCAGGGCAAACCACGCCTGGGCGATCTTCTGCAGCACCCAGACTTCCTTGTCGGTGTACAGGTTGACCAGCCGGGGCGTCCACATCCCCTGCGTCACGTTGTCCGGCGCCTGGTCGATGATGGCCATGCCGTAGGCGATCCGGCCCCGCTCGCCGTCCCACACCGCCGCGGCGGTCCGGGGGGAGTGGAAGCGGATCTTGCAGCCGATGGCGGGATCCGCGCTCAGCGTGGCGAAGGTGGAGCCGTACTTCAGCTCGTCCCGGCACGCCTTCGGATACTCCACCAGCAGGCGGTTGGCGTTCATCAGCGCGTCCAGATCGGACACGTTCTCGCCGTTTTCACCCACAAAGCCGTCGAACATGCTTCGGGCCGCCAGCACGTCCACGCACTTGGCGCCCCAGCTGCAGCCGATCTCCAGGCCGCCCATGCCCTGGGGCAGAGCGATGCCCAGATTGACTTCACTCAGAGGGATGTTCCCCTCGTAATATTTATTTTTCTTTTCGTTCTGAGCCGCGTGCCCGGCGTAGACCGTCAGCAGCTTGGACAGCATCTGCTTCCCCTCGCTGCTCAGCCCCACCACCGCGGTGGGCTCGATACCCAGGATCATCATCCGATCTTCATCCTCCTCGTGGGATCTCTTTTGCAGGTCACCGCGCCCCACAGCGCCAGACTGGCCGCTTCAATGGGGCCGGGATCGTCCCCGCCGAAGGCCCAGCCGCCGCCCAGCGGCCGCTTCACCGCGCTCACGGCGCTGTCCCGCAGGGCCGCCTGCAGGTGGTACCAGCTCACTGTGCCTTCGCTCAGCCGGTCCACCAGCGTGCTGGCCGCAGCCGCCACGTCCCGGACCCCGGGCCGGATAACGCTGCCCCGGATCTTCCAGGTCCCGGAGATCTTCTCCGAGAGCACGTCCGCGCCGTTTCTCCCGTCGATCACCACGCAGCTGGCCGTCTTGTATCGCTCGTTCAGCCACTCGGCCAGCCAGGCGGTGCCGTGGCCCGTGGGCCGCCGCTCGATCAGGGAGATCCGCGCCGGGCCGCTCTCGGGGATCACCGCGCCCGCCAGGCACACCTCGGAGCCGTCGGCGCTGTACTTCACGCCGTAAGCCGTCTTGCCCTCCGGCTTTTTGGCCTTGCTGGCGCATTTGTCGAACAGGGCCGCGGGGATGGCCGGCACCGCCGCGTGCTCCAGCGCCGGCGACCACCAGCCCAGCCGCTCCCGGGCGAAGCCGTCCGCGGTCATGCTGCGCCGCTCCTCGCCGGTGAACTCCTCGCTGAGCCTCACGCCCATGGCCGGGTTTGTCCGGTACCATGTATCGATATCGTCAAGGGAAATTCCGGCCAGGGCCTCCGCCGCCACGCTCCACTCGTGCCAGGCGTCGTGGGGCCCCGGCTCCGTGGTGCACACCAGCCGCCGCCGGCGGAACACTTCGCCGGGGCAGCCGGGATAAGGGGGAGTGCCCGTGTATATCAGCTGCCGCTGGCCCGTGGCCGACGCGGACAGCGTGGCCATGATGGCCTCCACCTGGTCGTCCGTCAGCTCCTGGGCCTCGTCATAGACCACAAGAGAGATCCCGTCGAAGCCTCGGGCCGCCTGGCGGCTCCTGGCGGAAAATTCGATGCTCCCGCCGTTGGTCAGCTCGATGGCCTCCTCGCCGTTGGTGTACCGAATCTGGCGCACCATGTCCATGACCTCGGGATATCGCCGGTCGGTAAACAGGGCAGCCAGCCGCCGGAAGCTCTTTTTGCTGGTCCGTACCTGGTGGGCCGTGTGCAGGATCCGCTCGCCGCCCGCCACTAAACCGAAGAACTCCCGCGCCTCCAGGCATACGTTCTTGCCGTTCTGCCTGGGGACCGAGAGTCCTCCGCTTGTCATCGTATAGAGTTTGTTTTCGTCGAGCCCCAGCCAGCAGTCCAGCACGGACCGCTGCCAGGGATCCAGCGGCACGCCGTAGGCCGCCATCAGAGTGGCCGCGTCCTCGCCGTCGGTGCCGACCCGCGTCGGCTCCACCCGGATCCGCGGCTCCTGGGATCCTGTCATCCGCTGGCCCTCTTGTCCAGAACGTTCTGCAGCACGGTCAGCCGGGGAGACGTCTCCGCAGGCTTGTTGTTCTCTGTGCCGGCGCCCTTGATCCGCCGCAGCGCCTGCGGCGTCAGCCCCAAAGCGTTCCGCAGCGCCAGGATGTCCCGCTGCTGCTGCCGGATCATGGCGTAGTAGGGGTCCAGTGCCGACGGCGCTTTGCCCGGCGCCGCCGTGGCCTTCCACGCCTTCCGCGTCCTGGCGCACTCACGCTCCAGCACGGCCAGGTCGTGGATCAGCCCGTCCATGGCCGGGTGATAGATCCCCAGCTCGGACAATGACCGCCTGTATTTGGCCTCTTTGCTGTCGCCTTTTGCCATAATCACCTCGGAGGGATCAGCCCTCGCGTCCTGCGGGAGCTGGGCGTCAGCCCGAACTCCGCTCCCGCGCTCATACACTGCTTCAGCAGCCGGTCCTGCACGCTGGCCCACTTGTCCGCCTCCGCGGCGTCGCCGTGCCCGATGGCCTGCATGGTCAGCCGGGACACCCGCATGTACTCATGTTCGCTGATCACGTACCGGGCCAGGGCGTCCACGTCCATGCCGGTCAGTACGCCCATGGCGGCCAGATCCGGCGCCAGGGCCTCGAATCTATCCCGAAGCGTTCCGTCCAAATAGGCCGGAGCTGCGGGGATGGCGTGCCGGTCAGCCATGGCCGGCACCCAGGGACGCGATCAGCGTCCTCTCTCGCTCAGAGAGAGACCACCGCAGGGCTGCAGCCTTCTCGGCTGCAGCCGAGGCCGACAGCAGAAAGCCGCCGCCGTAGATGGCTTTTCCCTGGTCTTTCTGAGAGTCCAGAGCGCGGACGAAAACGGCGTCCTCCGCCCGGATCTTCAGCGTCTGGCCGTATTTGGTCAGCTTGTTGATGGCTACGCTGGCCACGCAGTCCGGATAGGAATACACCGGCAGCTCGGCGCGGGCCGCCTGCCGGTTGAGGGTGTCAGCTGCGGCCACCGCGGCGTATAGATCCGGAGCCAGCTCAATTTTGTACTCGCCCATGTTGGTGAGAAAAGAGATGGCGATGTCCGCGCCGTTGTCAAACATGACGGAGTTGCCGCAGGGGAGATAGTTGCACCGGCCGGCGTTGATGGAAAACGTCGTCATGCCGGGGCAGAAAAGAAAATATCGCACCCGGTGCTCGTCGTACCAGGCGCAGATCTCGCTCAAAATGGAAAAAGGCGGATTGTCGATCACCACGCAGCCGTCGGGATATACGGCCGTCTGGTAGTCGCCGCCGGGGAAGAAGGGGCGCAGCACCTCCGCGCCCTGGAGCCCGTACCGGTCCACAGCCCATGCCAGCACCGCCGCGTATACGTTGGCGGGAGTGTAGCAGTCGTCGGTCGTCAGTTTCGGCTGGAACTTATCCAGGAAGGCGTCGTACTCCTCCGAAGCCTCGCCCACGGAGATCTCCCCGTCCTCGAAGCCGGTCAGCGTCAGATCCACGCCCTCGCCCCGCAGCCGCAGCAACTCCGCGTCCCTGGCCACCTCGTCCCAGCCGGAGAGCTCCGCCAGCCGGTTGTCCGCCAGGATGTACGCCCGGCGCTGGGCGTCGGTCAGATGCTCCACCAGCACGCACGGGGCCTCCTCGATGCCCTCCAGCCTGGCCGCCTCGATCCGGCCGTGGCCGGCGATCACGTTGCCGGCGGCGTCGATCAGCACCGGGGACACAAAGCCGAACTCCCGCAGCGACCGGCGCAGCAGCTCGATCTGGGCGGGAGAGTGTGTCCTGGCGTTGTTGGCGTATGGGATCAGCTCGGAGATCTTCCGCTTCTCCAGCCGCTCGGTCATCTTCACAAAATCGGCCTCCTGGGCCCCGTGCGGTCCGTCCGGCGTTCACGTCCGTGTCCCGCGCAGGTTGTTATTTTATCTCGCCGCCCCGCCCCGTTTTTCCCTCGGGGGTATTTCGGCGCTGGCCTGCGTAGCGGGCCGAG